CAGACCCCCGAGCAACGTGATGCGCCTCGACTCCGGTCCTGGCGCATCGTGCGTTCTGAGCGGCGGCACGGGCACATGCTCTCCCGCAGGCACGCCCCCACTGAGGGAACCGTTGAGCAACCGGGCCACCCGGTGCAAACGCCTGCCCGCCGCTCACCACCAACTGAGCGGCGCATCGGATGACTGATCGCAGGCCGACCTAGACGGAGGATCGCAACCTCCCGCCGCTCACCCCTTCCGGGTACGTCCACCAGTGGCCTGCCCTGTACCACCCTTCGCCGGTGGTACAAACCCGCGCCGCTGACCGAGCGGAGACACCGATGGGCCAAGCCTCCATCCAACGTCGAGCCGGCCGCCCCCGCCGCACCGCCACCGCAGCAGTACGAGCCAGCCAACCCCACTGCCACCTCTGCGGATACCCGATCGACCTCACCCTCGACCGGCAACGCCACCCACTCGGCTCATGCGTAGACGAGATCCTCCCCGTCCACTACGGCGGATCCATCACCGACCCGGCCAACCTCGGCCACGCCCACCGCGTTTGCAACACCAGCCGAGGCATCAAGCCCATCACCCCGGAGGTACGAGCCCGATGCCGTGCCCTCGTCGAAGCGACCCTCAACCCACCAACACCCACCATCAACGTCACCTGGTGACCAACACGGGGGGGTGGGGTAGCACCCCCACCCACCAAACCACGGCGGGAGAGCCCGCCCTCCCGTTTTCTCTCTCCCGCATTCGTGCAGGTCAGAGGGTTGCCGGTAGCGGTCATGCGTGTTGACCAGCGCAGATGCCCCTTCTGGGCTGGGGTCTCGGGGTGTTCGGCTGTGGTCGGAATCGGTCGCGGTTAAGGATTCGTGGTCGCCCGGTGAGCGGGTGTTGCTCGAAGAGGCCTGCCGGATCGTTGACCGGTTGGACCGGTTCGATGCGCTGATCTCCGGCGACATGACGGCGTGGTTGTCGATCGACTGGCCTTTCGGGGATTCGCCGGCCGCACTGGTCATCAACTCGGTCGTCGGTGAGGCCCGGTCATCGGCTGCGGAGCTCCGGCAGATCGTCAAGCAGTTGGCGCTTCCGGCTAGCGAGGCTGAGGTCAAGCCGAAGTCGAAGCTCGAGTTGCTCCGTGGGTCGAAGGGCGCATGACCACGCTGACGGCGGCACCGCCCCGGTTCCGGCACGTTCCCCTGCACTTCTCGACCGAGGGCAGGGACGCGATCGACCTCGCCGCTCATGCCGGTCTCCACCTGGACGATTGGCAGCAGGACGTCATCGAAGGGTCGATGTCACGCAACGCCCGTGGCAAGTGGGCGGCGACCGAGGTCGGGTTGATCGTCCCCCGCCAGAACGGCAAGGGCGGCATCCTCGAGGCCCGCCAGCTCCACGGGCTGTACCTCAACAAGCGGGACCGGTTGCAGACGCACACGGCGCACCGGTTCGACACCTGCCTCGACCACTTCGCCCGGGTGTGCCGGCTGATCGAAGACACCCCCGACCTGCTCGCCGACGTGGCCGATAACGGACGCGGGGTGAACGGTCGCCCATCAGGCATCAAGGACTCGAACGGCAAAGAGTCAATCAAGCTGCGTGACGGTTCCGAGCTCCGGTTCAAGACCCGGGTCAAAGGCTCTGGTCGTGGCGCCTCCGGCGATGCGGTCTACTTCGACGAGGCCTACTACCTACTCGACCTCGGCTCGCTGATCCCATCGCTGTCGGCCCGCATCGACCCGCAGGTCTGGTACACGTCGTCGGCCCCGCTCCCGCAGGTCGAGTCCGACCGGCTCCGCCGGCTGGTTCGCCGTGGACGCAGCTTGCAGGCCGCAGCATGAGCGACCCGGACATCGGCGGGACGCTCGCCTACTGGGAATGGTCCGCGCCGGCCGGTTCCGACATCGACGACATCGAAGCGGTGCGCGCCGCCAACCCCGCCTTCGGGACACGCATCAACGAAGACTTCCTCTCCGTCGAACGTGCCGCCCTCGACGATGACGAGTACGCCCGGGAACGGCTCGGGATCTTCCCCGACGGCGACGACGCCCCGCAGTGGGAGATCATCCCCGAACCGGTCTGGGCCGCAGCTGAATCACTCGAGGGTTCCGACGAGGGGTGGATGATCGGTCCGGCATCGATCGGCATCGAGATGCCCCCCACCCGCGAAATGGTGTCCATAGCTTCCGCTGGCGGCTGCCGTGAGGGAGGCGAGGCGATCGACCTCGTAGCCGTGATCCCCGTGGACGAGGTCATCGACCTTCTCGTGGCGCTCACCACCAACGATGACCATCCCGTCCGGCACGTTGTGGTCGACCCGACGGGCCCCGCTGGCGCCCTGATCCCCGATCTCGAAGAGGCCGGGGTGGCTGTGCAGCCCTGCAAGTACGCAGACCTCAAGGTCGCGACCGGCGACTTCTACGACGGAATGAAAGCCGGCGAGATCCACCACCGCTCACGCCCCGTACTCACCGAGGCCGTTTCCAGGGCAGCGAAGCGAACCGCCGGGGACACCTGGCTCATCAACCGCCGAACCCCGCACGACCCGTCGCCGCTCGGTGCTTGTGTCCTCGCACGGTGGGGTCATCGCCAGCCTGTCGAAACGAAGAAGACCTACAAGGCCGGCGGGTTCCGCTGACGACTCACGAAGGGGTGACTGAATGATCGAACTCACCCCTGAGCAGTGGCGCGACAAGCTCCTCGTCGATCTTCGCGGCCGTCGCGCCGTGATCGACCTGAACTACCGGTACTACCGCGGCGACCACCCTCTGCCGTGGGCGCCCGCGGAAGTCGGTGACGCCTACCGGTCGTTTCTCAAGATGGCCCGGTCGAACTGGTGCCGGCTCGTCGTCAAGGCCCCGTCCGAGCGGCTCCGGCCAGTGGGCATGCGGTTCTCTGGTGGTGACGCAACGGGCGACACGGAGACGTGGGAGACGCTTTGGCAGGGAAACCGGCTCGACGCCGAGTGCCGCATGGTGCACGACTCGGCCCTGATCGCCCGCCGGGGCTTCGCTCTCGTCTGGCCCCGAGGCGAAGGCCAAACGCCGTCGATCACCCCCGAGCACCCGTCCCAGGTGATCGTCGAGTTCGCCCCCGGCGACCGTCGCACCAGGCTCGCAGGCCTCAAAACCTTCGATGACGTCCAGTCGATGCAGCGGTTCGTGACCCTGTGGCTCCCCGGGGCCGTGTACCAGTGGACGGCCCCCCTCACGACAGTCACCGGGGTACCCCTCGCCTGGTCCGGATGGAACGACGAAGCCCTCAACATTACCGAGGCCGCAGACAACCCGCTCGGTGAGGTCCCGCTCATCGAGTTCGTCGCAGACCCCGCGCTCGTCGGCGAGCCGATGAGCGAGCTCGACGGCGGTGTGATCGACATTCAGGACCGGATCAACAAGACGATCCTCGACAGGCTCGTCACGTCGAACTTCTCGTCGTTCCCGCAGAAGTGGGCGACCGGCCTGGAGATCCCCACCGACCCGGAGACGAAGCAGCCGATCGAGCCGTTCAAGAACGCAGTCGACCGCGTGTTCTACAACGAGAACCCCGAAGGCAGCTTCGGGTCGTTCGAGGCATCCGACCTGGCGCCCTACATCAAGTCGGTCGAATCCGACATCCAGCACCTCGCCGCGATCACCCGGACCCCGCCGCACTACCTGCTCGGCCAGTCCGGAGCCTTCCCGTCAGGTGAATCCCTCAAGTCCACAGAGACCGGTCTGGTGGCCAAGGTGCTTGAGCGGCGCGACTCGTTCACCGAGTCATGGGAGGACGTGCTGCGGCTCGCCCTGAAGGCCGCCGGGGACCCCCGCTCTGACGACATGGCGATGTCGGTGCTGTGGAAGGACCCTGAGTCCCGCACGCAGGCCGAGGTCATGGATGCTGCCACGAAGATGCAGGCCGTCGGTGTCCCGTACCGGGAGATCCTCGCCTTCATCGGCTACTCGCCCACCGACATCTCACGCCTCGTCGAAGAGCGCAAGCAGGACGTAGCCGACGGCCTCGTGCCCGCGGCCCCTGCGGCGGCCGTACCGGCCGCCTGATTCCCGACTGCGGCCGCGACGGCCCGGTCACCACAGCAAGGAGGGCGCGATGCCCGACCCAGAGCCCACGCCGGATCCCACCCCGGAACCGACCCCACCCGTCGACCCGCCGGCACCCGACCCGGCCCCTGATCCGGCCCTCGGCCCCGCAGGTGAGGCCGCCCTCAAGGCAGAGCGCAAGCGGGCCGCTGACGCTGAGAAAGCCGCCAAGGCGCTCCAGAAGAAGCTCGACGACATCGAGGCATCGAACCTCTCCGAGCAGGAGCGAGCCGTAGCCGCCGCCCGCAACGAGGGCGCATCCGAAGCCACCACCAAGGCCAACGAGCGGATCATCAAGACCGAGATCCGTGCCGCCGCCGCCGGGAAGCTCCAAGACCCGGCGGATGCCCTGGCCCACATCGACCCAACCCAGTTCGCCGTCGGAGACGACGGAGAGGTGGATACCGCAGCGATCACGTCGGCGATCGACGAGCTGCTGACCACCAAGCCATACCTCGGAACGGGCGCGACGCCTGCCCCCGCGGTTCCAGGAGTCCCCAAGGGCGCGAGGCCCAGCGGTGACGCAGCACCGCAGCTCACCGCCGCGGACCTCAAGACCATGACCCCCGAGCAGATCGTCGAAGCCAAGGCCAAGGGCCAGTTCGACACCATCCTCGGGTCCACCTGAACCAAACCCGAAGGAGCCCACCGTGGCCATCACCAACTTTCAGCCCGAAATCTGGGCAGCGCAGCTGCTCGTGTCCCTCAAGAAGACCCTCATCGCCGCCGGACCCGGCGTCGTCAACCGGAACTACGAAGGCCAGATCGCCAACTCCGGCGACACCGTGCGGATCACGTCGATCAGCCGGCCCACGGTCGCGTCCTACACCAAGGACTCCACGACCATCACCCCGGAGACGCTGACCGATGCCA